AAATGGTTGATTTTATGGGCAGTTTGTGGGATTTTAGGCGTATGGTTGCAGGTGTTGAGTTTTCCCCATCCGAGGTTAAAGAGAAAAAGTTTTTAGCTTTGGCTGCGCTTCAGTCTGGCGCAGAATTCACGATTTTAGGCGCGGCAATTGCTGCTGGTGTTTCACGTTGGGTTGTTTCTAATTGGATTAGGGAGGATTCGACCTTTGCGGAAATGGTGGATGATGCGCAAGCGCAAGCGCGCGAGGCGTTTGTTGATATGTGCGAGCGTAAACTTGCCGAAAATGCTAGTAAGGGCGACAATACGGCGATAATCTTTAGCCTTAAAACACAAGGCAAGGCACGCGGTTACCAAGAAAGATCAGAAGTTCACCACACCGGCCTTATCGCCAGTCTATCGCTTGAGGATGCCGCAAAACGTATTGCATTTGCGCTTAATGCAGCGATAGACAAGGGGGAAGTGGTTGAAGGTAGTTTTACGGATGTTTTGCCGTTAAATGAAATTGAACGCGCCAATCGCGCTGTCTTGGTTGAAGCCAGCGGCGCGAAGTCGGACAAGGCTTTGCATAATGCAAAGCGCAAAAAGAAAAAACCCGTTTAGCTTTATTCTTTATCCAGTTGAATTTCCTACCGTTTTTACTCCTCGCTGCCTGCTATTCGCTGCTTTGTGAATAGCAATGAGATAAGCTGCGCACGGTTGTGCGCCTTCATTTGAGCGGTGAGCGTAACGAAATAGAAAGAGTTGCGAATGATTATGAGCCTGCGCTTTCCGCTTTGGCGAGGGGGTAGGGGGCTGGCGTGGCGGCCACCGGAGTGAGTGAGTCCAACACACCCCCACATTTTTTTCAAAAATAATTTTACATAATTATTAACAAACTTTAACTTCGTTAAGTTGTTAATTCTTGTAATTAATTTTTCTTAACCCTTTTCTCCCCTTGCGCCGCCTCATCCCTTATGGCATAATTCTGCAAATATTCATGGGAGCTTGTAATGGCAATTTATAATTATCAGACAGCAACAATACTTAGTGGCCAGACGGATTCTGACGCGATTGATTTGCAGGGTCACACGATTGTTGGATTGCAGGTTCCTGCGGCGATAACGGGGGCCACGTTAGCGATATTAGAGTCACAGACGGCAGCTGGCACATTCCGTCCTGTTAATTTAAATGGCTCAGCAACGTTGTATACAGCTACGGCATCAACAACGATAGCGGTTCCAGATGTGAATACGAAGTGCGTTCAGTTTGCGAAGGTGCGGTCAGCGAGTGCTGAAGGTGCGAATCGTAGTATTGTTATAATTTCGCGTGTGATTGATTAGTTGGCGCTGTGGATAATGGGTAAGAAATATACGCTAGACAGCAGCAAGGCTTTGTGGCATTGTGGGCGTATAGTTTCTAAACCACCTTTACATGGAGAATTGCGATGCCTGGAACAGCTATTTACCCGATTAAAGACCGTATGGTGCAGATCACCACGACTGGCAATCTTGTTGGTAACGACATTCAGATGACCTCTGCGGCAGTTGACGCGAGTGTGACGGTAAGCGCTGAGGGTGCAACTGTTGCGAACCAGCGTGATATTGTAATTCAGCTTAAAGATGCTAACGGTGTGAATATTGATTATGTCGAAGAAGTAGAATTGGTTTTATTCACCAGTAATGCTCGCGCAGCGTATGTAGTAACGGGTGGTTCAACTGGTGTTGCTGCAGGAGCATCGGGTGCTATTCAGACCATTTTAGCAAAAAAGGTATTCCGTGGGATTACTACGGCGGCAGGTTTACTTACGATTATATATACGGATACGGGTACGGAGTCGGTAGCGCTTGGTGTTCGTCTACCAACAGGTCGTTATGTTATGGGTAGCTCGGTTCTGACCTGCGCATAGTCCTGTTATTTTCTATCTGATTTTCAGGAAGCCTGTTAGCGCCGCTAGCGGGCTTCTTGCTTTCTATGCTTTACCTTGATATGCTGGCCTCATGATAGAGCAAGACATAGCTATTGAATCCTCCCCGCCTCCCCGTAAGCGCATTACGGAGGAGGAGATTATTGCGCAGCTCAAGGGTGTAAAGGGTAAGCGCGAGTTACAGCGGATATTAGATGCGACGGCCAAGACTATACCTCAATGCTTTATACCAAGCCCTGGGCCGCAGACGGCGGCGTATCACTCGAAGGCGGATTTGCTGCTGTATGGCGGGCAAGCCGCTGGAGGAAAATCGGCACTTGGTATCGGCCTTGCCTTAACTCAGCACCGCAAGTCTCTTATATTGCGCCCTCAATATACCGAATTGACCGACCTGATTGACAAGACCATCAAGTTTTATGGCACACGCGAGGGCTTTAATAGCAGCTCCCCACCGAGTTTAAAGACAGCAGATAAACGCTTTATTCAGTTTGGTGCGTGCGCAAACCCTGGCGATGAGTTTGCATGGCAGGGCCAAGAAAAAGACCTTTATTTCTTTGATGAGGTGGTAAACTTCCGCGAGGATCAGGTTCGCTTTATCATGACATGGAATCGCACTGACATTAAGGGGCAGCGCGTGCGCACCGTCTTTGCAAGCAACCCGCCGGTTAATACGCAGGGTGATTGGATTATTGGCATGTTCCGCCCGTGGCTAGATTCAACGCACGCTAATCCGGCGGCAGATGGCGATCTGCGTTGGTTTATCACTGATAAAGACGGAAAAGATGTCGAGGTAGAGTCGTCCGAGCCTAAAGAAGATGGGTATAATGGCGATGGCACTATACGCTATCGCATACCCAAGTCCCGCACCTTTATCCGCTCCTCGATTGATGATAACCCGTATGTCTCGCCCGATTACAAGGCGACGCTCGATGCGATGAAGGAGCCGTATCGCTCGGCGCTGCGCGATGGTAACTTTATGCTGGCGCGTAAGGACGAGGATAATCAACTCATACCAACGGAGTGGATACGCGCTGCGCAGACGAGGTGGATACCAATGCCGCCAGAGGGTGTGCCAATGTGTGCCATTGGCGTAGATCCTGCGGCGGGTGGGCCGGATGAGACGATACTCGCGCCGCGCTATGATGGTTACTACCCCACCCTTATCGCCATACCAGGCGTGGATACACCTTATCCGCAGGATGTTGCCGCGAAGGTTATACGCTACCGTAAAGGCGATGCTGTTCCCATTATTGACTGTGGCGGTGGCTATGGCGGGGGTGTGGTAAGGCATCTTGAGGATAATGGCATACCAAGTAAGGCGCATAAGGGTAACGAGGGTAGCTCAAAGCGCACGAAAGACCGTATGCACAGCTTCGCAAATAAGCGTGCCGAGGTCTATTACCGCTTTATGGAGGCTCTTGATCCGTCACAAGATGGCGGCTCCTCCATTGCATTGCCTCATGATACTAAGTTGATGTCTGACTTATGCTCGGTACGCTTCTCGGTTACGTCACGTGGTATAACGCTGGAGAGCAAGGATGATATGAAAAAGCGTCTTGGCCGCTCACCAGACAGGGGCGATGCTGTGGTCATGGCGTGGAGCTATGGCGAGGTTTTAGCTAACCAGCGTGGCGGCAAGTGGGAGGGGGAGCGCAAGAAACGCCCTCAGACAGTTATGGGGCATACGACTCAGCGTCGCAATCGGTAGTTGCCATACGCCACAGCTTGCTATATCATGGGCGTTAAACAACCATATGAGGTATCTTTATGAGCGGCTTATTCTCGACGCCCAAAGCTCCAGTAATCCCGCCCCCTGCCGTTATGCCAACTCCTGACGATGCGGCTGTCACGGCTGCTAAGAAGAAGTCTTTGATGGCGGCGACAAGCCGGACAGGCCGTGCATCCACGATACTCACTGGCGCTGGCGGCTCCAAAGACGTTCTTGGTGGCTAATCAATGGCTGACATAGACCACATTGCGGCTCTTTCAGACAGGTGCTTTGAAAAGCGTGGGTCGCTTGTATCGTTATGGCAGGAAGTTGCAGATAACTTCTACCCTGAGCGTGCCGAGTTCACCACCTTTCGCTCGCTTGGCACTGACTTTGCCGCTAATTTAGTCACTAGCTTTCCCATGCTAGCACGCCGCGATATGGGCGATATGTTCGCGTCTATGCTGCGCCCAACGGATGTGCATTGGTTTAGCATTGTGACCAACAGACAAGACAGCCTGAGCCATGAGAGTAAGGGGCTGCTTCAGACATGGAGCAAGACACAATGGAATGCCATGTACGATCCCGCTGCTAAGTTTCAGCGAGCGACTAAAGAGGGTGACCATGATTACACTACCTTTGGCCAATGTGTCATCTCCAAGGAATTCAATGACACGGATATGGCTATGTATTATCGCTGCTGGCATTTGCGCGATGTAGCATGGATGGAAGATGAGCGCGGCAACACCTGCCCGATCTTCCGCAAAGAAAAAAGCACGGCGCATAAGCTCAATAAAGAGTTCAAAGGCAATATCTCTAAATCAGTCAAGGGAATGTTGACTGATCCTAAGCGCATGTTTGATGATGTCGATATTCGCCATGCTGTTGTTCCTGCGGATATGATCACGACAAAGAAGTGGCGCACGCCTTATGTGTCGGTGTTCTACGAACAGGCAACCAAGCATTTACTCTCCGAAGTTGGCGTGTGGACAAAAGTTTACACAATCCCGCGCTGGCAGACTGTCTCTGGCTCACAATACGCCTACTCTCCCGCGACCATTGCTGCTCTGCCCGATGCGCGTCTAATTCAGCAAATGACGCTGGTACTGCTTGAGGCTGGCGAGAAGGCGGTGAATCCCCCGCTTATTGCGACACAAGATGTCGTGCGCACCGATATTCACCAGTTCGCGGGCGGTACGACATGGGTTGACGCTGAATATGACGAGCGGCTTGGCGAGGCGCTCCGTCCAATGACTATAAACTCAAATGGCATTCCGCACGGTATGGCTATGCGCGAAGACGTGCGCAAGGCGATTGAGGCCGCGTTCTATCTCGATAAGATTGGCCTGCCACAAATGAATGGCGATATGACTGCCTTTGAGACCGCTCAGCGCGTGAAAGAGTACATGCGCAAGATCGTTCCGCTGTTCTCGCCTATTGAGGCTGACTATAATGCCGACCTATGCGACGGTACGTTCGAGTTGTTGATGCGCAACGGAGCCTTTGGCCCGATGAGCGAAATACCGGACGACCTGAAAGGCAATGACATTAAATTCCAGTTCCGTTCGCCGTTGTCTGAGAACTTAGATCGTCAAAAAGCGCAGTCATTCCAAGAGGCCAAGCAAATGCTAGCTGAGACAATCCCGCTTGATCAGTCTGTCGCTAAAATGATTGATATTCGCAAGGCGCTGCGTGACACGATGGAGGGGGTTGGAGTCCCCCAAATTTGGCTCCGTTCTGAGGAGGAGCTTGTCGCTATTGATGAGCAAAATGCAAAAACGGCTCAGGCTCAGCAAATGATGGCTGCTATGCAGCAAGGTGCGCAAATTGGCGATACAATGGGATCCGCCGCAAAACAATTCGCGCAGGCAGGAGTAATGCAATGAGTAAATTAACCCAAAAATATTTGGCATATAGAGCAACAGGGGATCACTCGCTTGATGCTATTTTAGAACGTATTAAACCGTCCTATGGCGAGGGGTGGAAAGTGCTTGATTTTGGTTTTGAGCAGGCGGTGTACCCAGAAGGGTATACGTACATTAGAGCTGAGCGATAGGAATATAAATATGCCATACGCAAAAACCATCATCAGCAAGCGCAAAAAGCCATATAGCAGCAAGGTCACTAAAGTAAAGTCGGGCTTAAAGCCTATGAAGCCTACGGGCAAAACAATCGCGGGAATGGCTAGTGGTTCAATCAAGTAGCAAAAAAATAGCGGCGTGGACTCCCGTACCTTACGGGGTAAGGGAAGTGCGTTTAATCCAAGCACTAAACCGTGGTGATGCAACGCCGGATATGCAGCGCGATGTGTTGAAATTCATTATAGAATCGGTGGCAGGCACTTATGATATGTCGTTCCGTCCTGAGTCCGAGCGCGATACCTGCTTTGCCGAGGGCCGTCGCTTTGTCGGCTTGCAGATTATTAAATTTTTGAGCTTAATCCCCGACCGAATAAAGGACGCAGAACAATGAAGGTTGCGGGAATTTATAAAAT